ATAAAAAAGAAAAAAATGTCGTTGTTTATGGAAAGAAAAAAGGACGAAAAAATAGCAAAAGCACACAGTAGAGTTCACGAAACTCTAACGGAATTGCGACTGTTGGTTCGTGCTTCAAGAGCGATGGTTTTTCAGTTCCACAATGGTGGAAAATTTGCAGACGGTAGTTCTATAAAGAGGTTCTCTGTGACTCACGAATCGTGTAGTTCTGGAATTCAAGGCATGTTGTTGGAGTCACAGGATGTTTTGCTGACTCGTTATAAAGAGATGATAGATATTCTAGACTCAAAACAAAATAAAATAATCAAGGTTTCAGATCTGCCAGAGTGCTCATTTCGTTACGGACTTGAAATAAATAATGTGTTGTTCTTCTCTCTGAGTCCTTTAAAATTTGAAGACGGACTGACTCCTATGGGTTTTGTGTGCTGTCACTGGTGTAATATTGAAGATTTAGACTGTTTACAGGCAGATGGTGTTAGTGATACCTCTATAAGTGAAGTTATATCGGGATCTTCAAAAATAATAAATTCTCACTTAACACTAGGTAAACGATAATGCCAGCAAAAATTCCATCAGACAAACAAAACCCAGTATATTCGGATATTGAACCTTTGATGACTAGAAACCCAAAAAGTGGCGATGTTATGATGATTAAGGACGAGAAAGCAATAAAAATTTCTCTCCAAAATTTGCTGTCTACTGCTTTTGGTGAGAGGTTGTTTCAACCGCAGATAGGGGGTTCCCTTCGTCCTTTGCTATTTGAACCAATAGACTCTATCACCACACTTGAAATTAAAGACAGAATTTTAGAAACCATAAGAAAACACGAACCAAGAGTGAACAATATAATAGTAGATGTTTTTGCTAACCCCGACTCTAACGAATATCAAGTATCGGTAGAATACACGATTCAAACACTAGGAACAGCAGATAAAATTTCTACGATACTTGAGAGGATACGCTAAATGGCACAGAATATCAACAATTTAAATGTTGCTTCGCTTGATTTCTCTGAAACCAAAGCGTCTCTCAAGTCTTTTTTAGAGTCTCAAAACACTCTAAAGGACTATAACTTTGATGGTTCAGTTCTAAGTACCATTCTTGATGTATTGGCTTATAACACACACTATCAGGGATTTTATGCAAACATGGTGTCTAATGAGATGTTTTTGGACACTGCTCTGCTGCGTCCATCTATAGCGTCTCATGCTAAACAATTAGGATATGTTCCTCAATCCCACAGGGCTTCAAAGTCAACTCTTACAGTTCCGATCACTGGTGGCAGTGTGACAAGCAACACCTATCTTGCTAGAGGAACTGAGTTTTTAGGAAAAGATGGTAATGGAGACTCTTACAAATTTATTTTGTTAGACAATGTTTATGCAAATACAACTACAAATAGGTTTGAAGATATAAACATTTACGAAGGAAGTCTCCGAAGAATCACATACATCTACGATAGAAACAGAAAAGATGGAAATCTTCTTCTCATACCAAACGACAAGATTGATACTACAACCATAAGAGTAAGAGTTCAAGCGTCTGTAACTGATACGAGTGGTGCAACAGATGTTTGGAGCGAAGCATCAACATACATTAACCTAACATCTACATCAAAGGTTTTTTTCCTTCAAGAAAAAGAAAGAGGGATGTATGAGTTGTATTTTGGTGATGGTTTCTTGGGCGTGCAGCCGTCAACAGGAAATGTTGTATCTATAGAATATCTTGAAACTTCTGGTTCAGTAGCCAATGGAATTAGTTCTTTTACTTCCACGGTTCAGTATCTTGGAACGCCAACATCTGTTTCTACTTCTTCTGGTGGAGGAGAACCAGAAAGTTCAAGTAAAATAAAGTTTATTGCACCAAAATACTACAAATCTCAAAGCAGAGCAGTAACACAAGAAGACTATAAGACAGTCATCTTAAAAGAGTATACGGAGGCTGGATCTGTTTATGTTTATGGTGGTGAAGATGTTGATCCTCCACAATATGGAAAGGTGTTTATAGCAATAAAACCAAAATCTGGTTCCGCTGTATCAACATCAGACAAAGCCAGTTTGACAGCAAAACTAAAATCCACATATTCTGTTGTTGGAATTATTCCTGAAATAGTAGATACTGAATATACCGATCTCATAATAGACACCAAAATTACATACGATCCTTCTAGTTTGAGTATTTCTAGTGGAACATTAAAAGCAATTGCTGTTGCTTATTCGTTCTCTTACTCAAACAGTCAATTAAATTCTTTTGGCTCAAATTTTTACTACTCTCAATTTACCGAAGGACTAAACAACCTGCATAATTCTATTTTGAGCAATCAAACCAAGATAAGAATGAGAAAAACTGTAAATGTGAAAAGTATATTGTCTTCAAGAGGTTTATCAGTAGATTTTAGAAATGCTCTATATCACCCTCACGACGGACATGGAGTGTCTGTGATATCATCTAATCCATTCCCGCACAAAAACTATGACGGAGAAACGATATATTCTTGCTCTCTAAAAGATGATGGATATGGGATACTGAATGTGATAAAAACGGATGATAATGGTAACGAAACTCTAGTGTATCCTAATGTTGGGAGTGTTGATTATGATTTGGGAAAAATAACAATGAATCCAACATTTTATCCTGTTGTTTCTGCTGATGTGGTATATGCAATTATAATTACTGCGGAGCCTAGAAATCAAGACTTGTTTGTTTCCGAAAACAAAATATTAAGAGTGAGCAGAGGATATGCAGATTCAGTCAATGTTGCCTTGGAGCCTAGAATGGGAACTGTGTAATGGCAAGTATTAAGACTATCATACTCAATAGCAGTACTGAAGAACTTGAGAGCATTTTGTCTCCTTTTATTGAGGAGCAGTTTCCAACATTTATAAGAAAAGATTATAGAAAACTTATACTGTTTATCAAATCTTACTATGAGTGGCTTGACAAAAAGGGAAATTATGGAAACACCATTCAGAAATTGAGTACTATTTTTGATGTTGACAGTAATTTAGATGAGTTTTATTCTCATTTCAAAGCGACATATCTTGATGGATTTCCAGAAACATTTGCTGAATCTGTTGACGGTAATAAACCAAACAAAAAGACTTTGTTGAAACACATCCGAGATTTTTATGGAAACAAGGGCACAGAGAGTTCATATCAGTTCTTGTTTAAGGTTTTATATGACAGTGAATTGGATTTTTACTACCCCAAAAATGATATTTTAAAATTATCAAGTGGAAAATGGTACGAGCCATTAAGCGTCAAGTGCACATCTAGTAATGGTTCCGCTTTGTATACTGCTGTTGGTGGGAGAATACTGCAATATAGCGGTGATATTATTACTGGGGTAGCAGACATAGTAGATGTTATTCAATATAATGAAGGTGGAGTTTATGTCACAGAATTTTATATTGAAAATTTGGTAGGTGATTTTTTACCAAACACAAATGTAACGATAGAAAAAGACGAAACTACATGGAATGAAATAACCTATAGCGTTCTTGGAAATTATTTTATTGAGGCTCCAGGTGCAGATTATAGTGTTGGAGATCAAGTACTTGTTAGAGATAATAACGGAAGAGGATTTTTAGCAAACATTCAGCAGGTTGGTCTTGGCGGAACTTTAAAGAAAATATCAATTAAAAGTTCTGGTATAAATTATGTGAACAAAGTTTATGTTTCTTTCGTATCTGCCAATGGATTGAATGAAACTGCAATTGTATATTTTGATCCAACAGCAATTACGCGATATCCTGGATACTACTTGGACAATGGTGGAAAACTATCATCAAACAAAAAAATACAAGACGGGCACTACTATCAAGATTTTTCTTATGAATTGAAATCTGCTGTTTCTCTTGAAACATATTTTAATATACTAAAACAACTCGTTCACCCTTCTGGAATGAGAATGTTTGGTTCAATTCTTCTAAAGAGTGCAATTGATTCTGGATCAACTCTTAGTTCACAGGCAGTTTATTCGGTTGTTCCTCTGATCGGAGAATACACTCCTTACACATTTGTTACTGGTTTAAATTTGCGTGCAAACGGATACGGAACATCCTATGGATGGGAACTTGATCCGTCTTCTCAAGGATTGTGTGGAGAGTCAGCAGGATCTACTTTAGGAGGAACATTCGGTGGTCAGGGATTTTGGTTGGGAGCAACCGGAGATTTATACCCTTTAGGTTACAATCCTTACATTGGTAGTACTCTTCAGGTAGGGATAAATGGTAAAACAGCACCTATTGGAACTGTGTTTATTGGTACATCATATGGATACACATATTGCATAGTAGAGGAGAATGGGTTTACCTGCCACAATCCTCTTGGTTCTCCTCTTGGATCAACCACATCTTGGTATAGTGGAAATGAAAACACAATGACACCTGAAAATATTTCAGGAATGGTATTGTGGCTAAAACCTGAAAATATTGGAGTTTGTGGTTCTTTGGTTGTTGGTGCAAGTCTAGACAGATGGATTGATGCTTCTCCCATGAAAAATGATGCGACTCCTGCAACATGGGATAAATTTAATACAGCAACCACATCTTTGTATACTCCTGCCGCTGTTAGTGGGTGGGCGGTTTCTGCAAGCACTCACCAACCAATCACAAAGATGGAATTCAAACCACAGGGGTTTGAAAAGAGCACACACGGACAACTGTTCATGGCTGGGCTTTCTCGTGTACCAGGAGCAACAAGTACAAATTATAACAATTTAGATTTTGGTATTTACATAATAAGATCGTATGGAGATCCGAATGGCAGCACTTATGCTACAGAAAATAGAAGGAGTTACTTGTATGAGATGGCAAATGTTAGACCCGATCCATATGGTGCTCAACCTAGTTCTTCCACTCTAGGTTTAACCTACGAATACGATGACGATGACTTATTTTCTGTTGAATACAACAAAACTACAGGAAGATATGTTTATAGTGTTAACGGCACAACACTACACAGCGGAATCACCAACTCTGGACTAACCTATTATGGATTATTTGCTCCTTATAGTGCTGCTAAAACGAGCATTTCAGTTGAGGGCTTGTATTCTGGTTCCACAAAAATAACTGGACCTTCTTGGGCTGTGTATACCACTGGTTCTAATCCATCACCTCCAGGAACCACAACTGCCAACACTGGTATAACATGGACTAATCTGATAGGAAGACCGATACACAAAACCTCTCCAAAAATAATCGTTGATGCTATTGGCGGGACAGGTGCGTACTTTAGTGGTGGGTTGATGTTTGGGCCTAAATCGTATCTGTACTACGGATCAGTTCGGAATTATATGCCGTATTCTGATGATTTTGCTATTGGTGATGCAGCGGGTAATGCTTCTTATACCAGTGGGATAGCAATTGGTGTGCATGGCACATCTATGTCTGTTCCAAGACCACCAGACTATGGTTTGGAAGGTAAAGGCATTTATCCAAAAATAAACCGTGTTTCAATTTATGCTCCCAATCTTGTTACCGATCCGTATGCTGCATCTGCATTGCCTCAACCATTTCAATGGGCTGGTTACGAAGGAACAGCAACACGAGTCACGAGCGGATTAACTGCTGCTCTAAATTCTGTGTCTTCCTCTTGGGTACGAATAACTAAAAACTCGTCTAGTAACGGAAGAGTTATAGTTTCTACCATATCAGGACTTCAACCGAATCAATGGTATCGTATTTCCATGTTTGTGTGGTCTGGAGACACCAATCTAACCAGTATAGGATGGCAAGCAGACGCAGCAAATCCAACAGTAGGAGAATCAACACAATACACATCTGCTGATCGTGGAACAGTTAAAAAAATTGAAGCAATTTTCTGTGCTACTGCTAGCGGTGGTACACCCGTAATGGTTTGCCGTATAGCAAATGCAAATCCAATAGGCACAGAGGTATATGTCACTGGGCTGAGTATCATAAACCAAACCCGTCAATTTGCGAAGAATTGGGTAGAGAGTGCAGGGATAGGAAACCTGACCGGAAATACATACACTTCTTCTCTTTATGCAAAAGTTGGAACCACTGGAATGAACAGGTTTGCTATGTCCTTTTCTACTGCTTTTGGATCTGTTAGTGGTGAGTTTAACATAACTGAAGGAAATGCTTCGTGTTCTGCTCCTTCTGGTTGTACTGCTGGTATTCAAGATGTTGGTTTGGGTTGGCATAGGTGTTGGATTTCTGGCAGAAACAGCAAGGCTTTTGCAAATGCTCCAATCCCCATATATGTTGTATTAAAATATCCTGATGGAGTTGGTTATAGTCAATTGGGAACTGGTATAACAAATGGCGACTTTATGAATTTTACTGGATGGCAGGTGGAACGAGCATATGACAAAGGCTCCTCTGATTCTTCACTTGAAAACTCTTACGGATATGCTATGCCTATGCCTTATGTTGGAACTACTGGTTCGCTTTTTGGAGCACCACTCGCAGCGGCTCCTACTATTGATAAACTAAAAAGATGCACTTTTGTTCCTGGAGGAACTGGAGAGAAACTTATTCTTTCTACTGCTCTACATTTTAATCGTGGAATAACTTTTACGGACGAAATGGATTGGTTTATGGTGTTCAAGAACGCTACCGAGTCTACCACCAATTCTTATATGTTGTTTAGCAATAATGGGTACAGGTATACACATAACAACGATGACTGGGTTTTTGCCACTCGTCCGTGGAATACCCAAGACAGAACCGTTCCTCCTTATCCTCTTGGAACTACTGTCTCCAACTCTTCTTACTGGCATTATCCTCTGGATAATGGAAAGGCTACCGCTGACACACAGAGAATGTACTACAACTACACTGGCATATTCTTTAGACCGTATAGAAGCGATCATGGACTCGGTTCTCCTGCTCCCACTACATATGATCCTCATTATGGTGGAATATCGGCTATTCCACATATTGCAGAATTGGGTAGAGACGCAACGAACAGATTGTATTTGTATCTGAATGGTGATTTGGCTAATCAATACTCTCGTTCAACAGGAATAGGTGTTGTAGATTATAGCGGTACACGAGTTGCTGATCCGATAATATACCAAGGAGGAACTTTTGATGTTTCACGAATAGGTTCCTACAACCGTCGTCCTTTTGTTTCTGGTGGCCCAGATGGAAGCAGCAGGTTCGTTTCTTTAGGTTTAAACAACACCCCATATTCGTGGATTGGAACCGTATTTGAAATATTAGTATTTGATAGAAAATTGTCAGAAACAGAGAGGCAAACTGTTTACGGATATCTGTCTAGAAAGTACAAACTAGAGCCATATCTACCTGATTCTTACATCCTGTCTCATCCAAGCACATACCAATACGGAACCACTTATTGGAATATTGCTAATCATCCAAACACCAGAAGTTTTACTGGAATTCCGCCAGGAACAAACATGGGAGGTATTACCATTTCTGCGTTCTTGGAGATGCCTACAACCGTATACAAGTCAGCGGGAACTCGCCTAGCCAGCGGAGCCGTTCTTGCAGGCGATACATATGATACAATAGGAGCCTAACACATGCCTGCTTACATAAAAGCGTCTCTAAAACGATCTTTTGCTGAAGGTTTTCTCAATGAATTGGAGAACAACACCAATCAATATTTTTTGTTTATTGGCAAGGCTACTCCTTGGACAAATGAAAATGTTCCTTCTAGTTTTACCGATACTGTTTCTGGTGAATACGAGGCAAGCAGAAATATAGTAGGGTATAAGAAAATAAATCCAGCAAATGTTTTATTTGCTATTCCCCGTTATACTTGGACATATGGAACTGTTTACGACACATACGATGACGCAGTAGATATTTTTAATGACGACAACCCAAAAATATTTTATGTCATCACAGACGAAAATAAAATATACAAGTGTTTAGATAAGCCAAGTGCTACTACCAAATCAACAGAAAAACCAACATCGGTTTTGTCGTATCCGTTCAAAACCTATGATGGGTATGTTTGGAAGTACCTTGCAACTGTAAAAGAATCAAACACCCCATATTCTTTTAGTGATTATATCCCAATTGATTTTGCTGATGTAAATGATACAGAATCTACAAATCAATATGCAGCACAGGCACAATCTGTTGAAGGTTCTATAACCAAACTTGAATTTGTGACTAATAGTGGTGCTAGTGCAGCAGTTTATCAATACGCTGAAATTCCTTCTTCACTACAAACAACTCCTAGAGTTGGAGATTATAAAGAATTTGGAAATCGTAAGTTTGTGTTTTTGACATCTGGTGATAATTCAAAACTTAGATTTCCCAGCAACATGAACAATTATCTTGGTTATTCTTTGAGAATAAGCAAGTCGTTGCGAAACGCAAGCGAAGAAAATAATTATGGTGTAATTGTTGCCGCTGGCTCTACTGGAGCAGCGAATGAATTGCGTTTCTTTGAACTAAGAGATGCTGGAATGAACTTTACGGTTACACCAAGTCTTGGTTCTGCTGATGTATTTTTCCACATAGTTCCAACTGTAAAAATAATGGGAAATGGTTCTGGTGCTTATGCTTTTCCAATTTTAGATTCACAGAGAAAGATAACGGGTGTTGAACTAGTTGATGGTGGTTCAAACTACAGCCAAGCAACTGCAACTATAACCACAGCAAAAGATGCTGCCAATAAAGTGCATCCAACATTTAGAACAATTTTATCACCGAAGGGTGGACACGGCAGCAATGTTTTGAAAGAATTGAATGTGCAAGATATTATTGTTATAGTTCCTGTTGGTGACGATGATGTTGATACAATATTACCAAAAGGATCGTATCGTCAATTTGGGATTGTAAAAAATCCAGAAATCAATAATGGATTGAATACTATAGCAGGAAAAGACGATCTATTCTACAGAGATATTGTTTTGCTATACACTGGAGGAAATACTGCTTTACTTGAAAAAGAACAGGCTAAAAATTTATTATTTACTGGAATGCACATGAACATTATAGTAGGAGCAGAAACATCAGTTGGTTCAAGCGTTAGTGAACTAAAAAGCATATCAACTATTAACGGTGAAACCAGATTTACAGTAAAAATTACGAATGTTGGTGGACGCTATCTCACATATAATGACAGAAAACGAGATTTTGAAATTACTTTTTCTACAGAAGCAGCAGCGTCTTCTTATATTGTTGGAGAAACAATCTATCAAGTTATACCGTCTGGAACAATCGGAAACGGATTTACAATTAGAGCAGAGGGTGTGGTATTGTCAAAGAGTGGTGTAAAAATTCGCGTCAGAACAACAAAAAATGGATTTGTTGTTTCTCAACAGGTTGTTGGTATAAAATCTCGCTCATATAATACGCCTTCAAAAATTTCTCCTGTCTACGGAGAACCCGTTTGTATCTACGATACTAATACAAACAGCCTATATTCGGAAAATGGAGACAGAGAGGTGTTCCGAGTTATTGATTTGGGAACTCCTTATTTTGAACTTAATGAGACTCCATCTTTTAGCGGACTCACAGTTCTCCACATAAGCACAAGCAGTAACGCTAGTGTTGGTTTTGTTGACACCACAACGGCAGCAGTAACACAAACATCCTTTACAAGCGGATCGTTGGTTCAGCAAGGAATAAGTGGAGACGCTCTGTCTCCATACGCTAGTGGAACGGTTTACGATTGGGAATATGTAAATCCATCATATGGAAGACTATACCTAACCGATGTGTTTGGTCAGTTTAGAAATGTTGAAGATCATGGGTTAACTGGAGCCACTATGGGTGCATTTATTGTCAGCAAAGTAGATCCACCAGAGATAGATCCAAAGTCTGGAGAAATCTTATACATAAACAATATAAGACCTGTTTCTAGGGTTGTCGGGCAAGAAGAAGAGTTCCGCATTAGGCTAGGTTTCTAAAAGGAAAACAATGGCTTACGACCAAAGTATTTTCAACATCAACCCATACTACGACGATTACGATTCTCAAAAGGGATTTTTGAGGGTATTGTTCAAGCCTGGATATTCTATTCAGGCTCGTGAACTAACAACTGTCCAAAGCATACTTCAAGATCAAGTATCAAAAATAGGAGATCATCTTTTCAAAGACGGATCTCGTATAGTTGGCGGTGCAATAACCGTTAGAAACGCATATTTCATAATGTTGAAGGTTGGAGAAGGAACCGCTTTTCAGGGAATCACGGACTACTCTTTCGTTCTTGGCGCAACATTAAAAAATTCAGACGGTTCAATCCGAGCAGTGGTGTCCCATTATCTCAAACCAGATAGCACAGACGGAAATCTTGTTCTGGTTGTTGACTTCATTTCTGGTTCGTCTTTTGAACTAAACACCAATTATACTCTGGAACTTTCAGATCAAACATCAACCACATATACCGTAAAAACAGAAATTGATAGTCGTGGGCGAGGATCGTGTAAACTAATTTCTATAACCGATGGCATATTTTACATAAACGGATTCTTTATTAGAAACTTTGCCGAGGTTTTCTCCCCCTACAGAATAGATAATGGGTTTAGAGATTTTTCTTTTACCCAAACATATAAATTTGATCTATTGTCTCGTAAAATAGGGTTTTCTGTTTTGCGAGATATAGTCACAGAAGATGAAGATGGAAGTCTTCGTGATCCATCAATCGGAACTTATAACTATAACGCTCCTGGTGCTGATCGCTTCAAAATACAGGTTTCGTTGTCACAGACAGACACGATTCAACAAAACCCTGATGATTTTATTGAACTTCTGCGATTTGAAGAAGGAAAAATCACAAAGAAGTCCGAGAGAGTTACATATGGAGAAATTGAAAGAACTCTTGCAAGAAGGACATATGATGAATCTGGTTCTTACATAGTAAAACCATTTGATGTTGATGTCAATTTTGTAAACAACGATCCAGTAGAACCCAATCTAGAAGTAAATCTTTCTTCTGGTAAAGCATATGTGTTTGGACACGAAGTTGAAACTAACTATCCAAGAAGCATAGAAATTGCAAAAGCAAGAACAACAGAGAGCGCAAATAACATATCATTTTCTCAAACAGTAGGAAACTATGTAACCGTAAAGTTTGATCCTGCTTGGGGAATCAGTATAGGCACTTATCTTCCATTGTTTGCAAATGGAACTGCTAAAGTATATTTTAGAGATTCCACTGGAAATGCTATAGCAGAGGCTAATGTTCACGGTCTTCTCCCTGTTTCCTCTGCATTTACTCAAGGTTCTGTTGGTGGGTTTACCGGAACACGATATAATATGTACTTGTACGGTGTTTCTGGATATGGAAACAAAACTATTGCTGGTGCTTCTACCGCAGTACTCACTCCTCATGTTTCTACACCAACATCTGTAATACCAAAAGGAACATGGGGTCAGGCATATCCATCAGTTGGAACAACATTTAGTGATGTTCAAAGAACTGTGGATCAGTCATTGGTATATGAAATCAAGCCAGGATATGCTATAGAAAGATTTACGAACTTGTCTTTTTATGGAAGGGTTATTAGTGACATTCTTCCTGCTGATGCTGTGAATTACAATGCTGCAACCAAAGAAACCACTTACAAAGTAAACTTGTCTTCTTTTGCCGGAACCATACCAAGCACACCTGCTTCTGGCGAGTTTAGGTTTAAAAACTATGGAACAAACAGCACATCATTTGCAGATGTTCAGCAGATTCAAATCATCAAAAATGATGGTCAGGTATTTTCTCCAGCATTCAAAACAAATTCTTATTCCATAACTAGCAACAGCACATCAGAATTTATTGTTAGATCCAACGATCCACCGGCTGGTTTTACTGGTGGAAGCCTTCGTGTTGCTTGTCCATATCAGTATTTTGTAACAAATTTTGACGATACTACAATCAGAAGAAAAGTCAGCAATACCGCATCTAAAACATTTACTCTATCATCTGAACTAAAAACTGATCCAGATGGAAGAAAGTATGTTCAATTCCCATATTGGGATGTATATTCTGTTACTTCTGTTCTTCGTTCTGATGGAGTTGATATAACAGCAGACATGGAATTGGATGACGGTCAGAGAGAAACACATTACGATTACAGTAGACTATACATCAAGCCATCAAAGGCTCCAAACTACGGATCTTCTGTTTCTTTTACTGTTAATTACAAATATTTCTCTCATGTTGGATATGCGTTTGCTCCTTTTGTGGGTTCGCATTCGTATCCGACATATTCTGAAATTCCTCTATACACCAATCGCAGAACAGGAAAGACTGTATCTTTGGCTAATTGTATTGACTTCAGACATTCTGGTTCTGAAAACCATGTGTCTACTGCCAAGCCATATGGTTCTTCTGAAGGATTTGGTAGCGCAGAATTTACTGTTGCTTCATATACTCATTATCTGCCAAGAATAGACAAAGTAAAACTGTCTTTAGATCCCATAGACAACTCTGCCAAATTTGAAATTGAATCAGGAGAACCAGATCTAGCACCTATAGCACCTCCTGACTCTGATGAAAAAATTACTCTAGCGACTCTTACTATTCCGTCGTACACACACAATCCAAAAGATGTAACAGTTACTCCGTTTGAAAATAAACGGTTTACGATGGCAGACATTGGAAAGATTGAAAAACGAATTGACGATGTTGAAACCTTTGCAAAACTGTCTCTGAATGAAATTGATGTTGAGGCTAAACCTCTTGCTGCAATACTAGGTGTTTCTACAGAACCTTTAAAGACATCAATATTCACAGACGATTTCTTCGGACATGGTGGATCAGATGTTGTATCAGCAGAACACATTTGTTCAGTTGATTACGAAAACGGAGATCTCCGACCTTTCTTTACGCATCTTCCTGTTACTATATCTACTCTGGCTTCTCCAACAATAAGTGGTCTTACCGTTTCTTCTCAAAATATTTGGACACTTGATTACAGTACATCTAATTACATAAACAATCAATCATACACAAAAACTGTAAAACCAAACTCTAGCAATACGATTAACTGGCTTGGTTTTATTGAATTGGGAACACCAATAGTTTCTGATTTTGATAGAGGCTATCGTCCGTTTGTAAGAACAAATAGTGTTTTTGAAAATGACAATTGGATTGCTTCTGGAGCAGGTGCACAAGAAGGATTTGGAACTCAATGGAATGACTGGGAGAGTATATGGACTGGAATTCAAGATAAAGAAGAAGAAATAGATTTCATTCAAAATCAAATGTTGGCTTTGCCTAGAACATTTTCGTCTTCTAATGTTCCTGGAGTAAATAATGGAAATAACAGAGTTGGAGTTGATCGTTCTCAGCCATCGGACGATCAGCGTTTGAAGAGTTATTTGAGAAGCAAACAATTAAGAAATCACACCAAGGTTCGGGTAGATTCTCGTGTTGTAGATAGAACGGTAGTTCCGTACATTCCTCCAACTAGCATACCCTTTACTGCTTATGGATTGAAACCAAACAGCACAGGAATAAATGTTTATTTTGATGGAGAACAAGTTCTAACAGGATTGAGTACAAATTCTAACGGTACTTGCTCTGGCGTAATAGGAATTCAGGGTGGAAAATTCTTGGCTGGAGAGAAAACTATAAGAGTATCTGATGCTGAAAGTGCACAGAACTCCAATCAAGGTGCAGACGCAATTTTCTATTGTGGTTCTCTTTTTGCTCAGAGAGATTCTGGTTCTTATTCTACCCGACCTCCAATTTTGAGACGACAGGTGGTTACTAGTGAAGGTATAATTAAAGATCCATTTAATAGAGATGTTTCTTATGATTCTGTTGAAGATACAGTAGAAAATAATCAATGGACTGATCCTCTGTCTCAAACATTTTTTGTTGATAAAAAAACAACTCCAGAAGGAATTTTTCTGAAGAATATAACTCTGTACTTTTCTTCAAAGGATACTAGTCTTCCTGTTACAGTTCAGTTACGACCAACCATAAATGGTTATCCATCTCCTTCTGTTTCTATTCCGTTTAGTACTGTAACTAAACTGCCTTCGTCTGTTGTTGTTTCCAAAACAAATGGAATTCCAAACGGTACAGTATTCACATTCAGTTCTCCGATTTATCTTGAGCCAGGAGAATACGCTATAGTGGTTATGACAAATAGTTCCAAATATGAATTGTATTCTGCTGATACTGGTTTGTTGAATTCTTCTGGAGGTGTATCCGGAACATCTTCTTTGGTCGGAACTTTGTTCTATCCTCAAAATGTTGGTCAAGCGGTTCCAAACAATATTTCAGATATTGCTTTTACTATTGACAGATGTTTGTTTACAACCACTTCTGGAATTTTAACTTATGCTATTCCTGCATGGAGTGGTGCTCAAGTTGCAAAAATCTATAACCCAGAGATAATACCAAATCAGTGTTCCATAAACAGAACACTAGACGGTAAAGTAATGTACAATAACCAAAACATGTGGCCCACCAGCGTTTTCAGTAACAGTACTTCTGTTCAATACAGATTTGCTCGTGGAATCAACAATGCAGTCTCACCTGTCTTAGATATGGGTGCGATTTTTGGTCTTGCTGCAAAAATGACTATAACAGATACACCCACAGTTAATTCTCCAACAAGCAGTTATGTTTCCAAAGCAGTAGTGCTACCAGAAGAAAATGTTTCTAATGGTGTGGTTGTTTTGGCTGACTCTTGTATCCCTATTGGGTCTTCTATTCAAGTATATTTTAGATACAGTAGCAGCGGAGAATCTGATTTGTTTGATCGTCCTTGGACTCCTATGGTTATGAAAAACGCGTTTAACAGCGTGTCTGATATTGACTTTAGAGAGGGGCGTTGGGTGTATACATCTTCAAATATTTCTATTCGTGCCTATCAAATAAAAATAGTCATGCTCGCTCCTTCGTCTTCTCCGTATAACAAAACTCCAGCAGTAAAGAACCTAAGAGCGGTTACTATACGATGAGCAGTAGATATGTACGAGATCCTTTTAGCAGGGCGATTTTTTTAAAAGATTCTTCGGCTATTCGTAAAAGAGAAGAAGAATCCCGACTAGAAGCACGGTTACAAGATGTAGAAAACCAGATACATAAGTTGCGTGAAATGTTGGAGTCGCTTTTAAAAAACAAAGATAACCAGAGACAATAAAAATGCCAGGAAGCACAGGACCAGACCTGAATACCTTTCAGATTCCAGAAGTACAACTTGGAGATACTTTTAATTTGTGGAGAGACACCACAAATACAGGCATTTATAAACTAAACAAACTAAAAGTATATGATGTAGCAAACTCTGAATCTAACACTATAAATCTTGCTTCTGGTGGAACATTTTCTGTAAGTTTGGCTGATAATGTAAACAAAGGCGTTACTTTTAATTATGGTGTTGCGTTTGAGGCTGGTGTAACATTTGATGAAACTGTGGTGTTCCAAAAAGGAGTCACTTTTAACGGTGATGTTACTTTTAATGCCCAAACCTTTACAGTAAACGCATCAGTAGTCACTATTGACGATTACAACATTATTTTGGGTGATACTGCAAGTGCTAGTGATTCCAATATAAGTGCAGCAGGTGGTGGCGGCATTCTTATCAAGCGTGGTTCTGGACAAACTGCTTCATGGGTATGGAATCCAGTCAATTTTGTTGGAAGAACAGGTGAGTGGGAAACCGATTCTCATATTGCAATAAACGGAAACACATACGGTATTATTCCACACAACAACGACTTGCTTCCTGTTTACGGATTGCGTTTAGGTGTTGAGGGTGGATCAACAACAGACCACGGACTAGAATTCAAATTAACAAATGTCGGGGCTAATGGTTCAACAAGTGCACGAGCAATACAGTTTGTGCGAACATCTCCCGCAGGAAACACTGCTTTCATGGAGATTCTTGCTGGCCCAACTTATGGTGCTTGGCCACAGACAAACATCTACGCTGGTGTAAATAAGAAAATAATCACACAATCGTCTCACGGGCTTGGATTTGGAAATCCGGTCTACATGGATGGATCGTTGTATAAGAAGGCTATTGCAGACAGTGCTATTCGTGCAGAAGTTGTTGGTGTTGTTTCACGAGTAATAGACGCAAATAATTTTGAATTGATTTTCTTGGGAGAAATATTTGGCGATTTTAGTACAATAACAGAAGGTGGAAGTGCTCTGACTACCGGTAGTGTTTACTACCTTAGTCCGTTTAGTCAAGGGCGAATCACACCATCCAGTCCTATTGCACCCGGACAGGTTCACAAAGCAGTTCTGATTGCAACATCATCAACTTCTGCTGTTATTCTTCCGTTCACTGGAGGTGTGTTAAGTTCCACTACAAACATCACCACATCAACTTCTCTAGGTGTAAAGATAAGCCAACTCAATCAATTCAAGGTTGGTGATTTTGTCCGTTGGAAGCCCGGTAGCACAACTCTTACATACGGTGCTACTTCTGGAACATATAGTGAAGGCATTTATGTAAAAGCACAGGCAAACAGCGACTCCGAAGCAGAAGTTGCTGGTATGATTGTTTCCACTGAAGATCTTGCAGGAACAGGAACTCCATCCGGAATCAATGGTGCGTTTACAGTTCTCATGGACGGATTCTTCCAAGGGTTGTCTTTGCCGTCACAGTTCGGGCAAATTCAGAGTGGTACAGTTTATTTCTTGAATACCAATTGTGTCGGAGCCAGCAATTCACTAGAAAGTAATACACCTGCATTTACTTCCAGTTATCCTGTTGGTAGTGGTATTCGCAAGCCTCTGTTCATGGCTACCACAAGCAATGAAGCGTATTTTTCAGGATACTTGTTCTCGTATCGTGGAGATAAGTTTGATCTCAGCGGAATTTCTTCTGATTATCCATTAGAGTCACTGCTTATCAAGAATTTGGGTTCTTGTGGTGGCATTGAAGACCTGTCATTCGGTATTCGTGACGGAAATGGAACAGCAGGCGGAACTAAAGTTATGCGGTTCCCAAAAGACCGAATTGGAAGTGTTGAAATTGGATATTTTGGAGTAGCCACTCCACTTAAAGGTGCGACTCTTGATGTTCGTGGCCCAATTCGTGCTGGATCTGCTGAATCAACAACCGGTACTGATATTATTGTAAGCAGATACAACGAGTCGCCCGCAAACAATTCTAGTTATCCTGAAACACTTAATGTGTTTGGATCAGCAAATAGTACTGGAAACAGTGTAATTACTCATGGTTTGCGACCAAAGGCTGGTGGGGTTGGGTATCTTAGTTCAACTGCTGCCGTAACTACAAAAAGAACAGCATTTGAAGTGGGAACAACTTTAGGTGATCCTGGGATTATAGTAAAAGTCACAGCAAGCAGTGGAGCAGCAGTTGGAACTGAATTGCCCACAACTGAAATTTTTTCTGTGACAGACGAAAGAATGTTGTATAACCAAGCCAGTCTGAACACAACATCTGTTGGTTTTGGAACAGGAAATCCTAACGGAAATCTTAACCTATACGCAAACAACCCTGTTCTTAATATAGAAAACACAAATGCGTCTGCAAATAGTGGTGCTGTGCTTCGTTTTGGTCACGATCAGGGAAGTGATAGACGACCTGCTGGAGAAATACGAACTCTGCTTCAAAACGGTAGTGCTGCCGGAAGAGCCGCTGATATGCAGTTCTGTGTTGCTGCTGCCGGTGCAACCGTTGAAATGCTTCGTTTGGCAAGCAGCGGATCGGTTGGAATTGGACGAGCACCAACTACGAGTACTGTTGGATTGGATATTCACCACTCTGTTATCCGTTTTGGCGCACCAGTTGTTGGTGCTAATAACATAAGTCTGTTGTTGGGTGGAGATACAACTCAAAGATATCTGACTCTTTTAGATGATAGTGGAGTAAACGCAAACGGTATAAAGGTTGGTGGGTTGTTGGTTAGTGACTCTTATGCGTATGCTAACCCTGCTAGAAACAATGCTGTGATAAAAGGAAATCTTTGTGTAGGAACAGCAACAAATACTCACGCTCTTAATGTTAATGGAAATCTGTTGTTTAGTGGTATTCGTGATAGTGTTATTGGAGTATATGATCCAGAAAACACCCAAGCAGTTTGGACAATGGGTAATGCTTATCGCCTCACAGGCACTACTACAGGCGACTACGGTAATTTCTATGGACTTGCGTGGTCATATAATCCTGATTATACCGTAGCAGGAAATAATCCACAATCCAAACCTGGACTGTCGCACCAATTACTGTTAATGATGGGAGGAACAACCCGTACAGCCATCGGACAAGGTATATGGACTGCTGGAAATATTACGGCTCAAGGAAACCTTACAGTAGGAAGTTCTCCGTTTGCTTGGGACGGTGTTTGGCCACAATGTGTGATGACCCATGTTGCTAGGTCGTATACATATCAGCCAAATTATCAATTACCGTATTCTACTTTTACTGCGGAAAACTCAACTGGTAAACTGACAATTCTTGACACCTCTATAACGCCGAGACGAGCCAGTAGCAAAATTTTGTATACTGCAAACATTCAATGTGAAATGACGGAAAACTGTGTTTTCAGATTGTATAGAAAAGTGGGAACAACTGTTACAGAATTGGGCCCAGTTGATACCACACAACCCAGCGTTGCTCAACTAAAAACATACGGTGGAAATCTCACACAGTACTATGGTATGAAGGTACTCAATTATGAGCCTGACTATAATAGCACCATGACAACTGTAATGATAAATTATTTGGATTCTCCCAATACAACATCCGCAGTTACATATTTTGTTGTTGCTTTTAGTGCAAATAATACAACTGTTTTGCACTTAAATAAAACAGCAGCAGATGCCAATAATCTAGGTAATAATGCGGCTCATTGGGCTTACGAAAGAACAACATCTCAAGTAATTCTGCAAGAATACTTCGCATAATAATAGGAAACACAAATGGGATCATCACTATTTCTTTCTGGTGGAGTTCAGCAAACGGATCAGTTGATCCAAACGGTGTCTCGTGCCCACTCGTTCTCTATCGGGGATGCGGTTCGTTTTGATGTTTCCAGTGGAACCTATCAAAAGGCACAAGCAAATGCTCCACTAAACGCTGAAGTAGTTGGAATTGTTTGCAATATAGCACCTGGTGAATTCAGCATGATTACTTCTGGAAAGATAGATCTCACATCAGTCTCTTCCATGCAAGGTGTCACATCTTCTGTGTTGTTCTTGAGTGCAGTTACTCCTGGAAAATTAGAAGCCAATCCACCAAGTACTATTGGCTCAATAATTAAACCTATACTCATAAGAAACGAAACTTCTCAAGAGTATATTGTAAATAATTTCTTGGGTACACAAATTGGTGGTTCTTCCACCGTTGCAATAGATGAAATTCATCCTGTTGGAACCATTATGCCGTATGCGGCTACCGATCTGCCAGATACATGGCTAAGGTGCAATGGTGCAACTTATGCACTTAGCGCGTATCCTGAACTGTACGCGGCTACTCGTTTTGCTAGTGGTGATCGTGCCCCTATTTACGGGCATGTGGTTGAAATTGTTATTCCTGCTTCTTCTTACTCGGATGATGATTGGAAAAATGCAGTAGCAGGTGATATTGTCTACATCAATAACCGAACAACAACTGCATCCGCATCAAATCCGTCTTCTGCTTCTGCAAATCACGAATTGGTTGGTAAGATTTTGCTTACCACATATAATGGAACATCATCGCCAACAACTACAAGACTATCACAGTTTTCAAATTCTCACGGATGGGTTGTTCAAATTTTAGGAAAATACAACTCCTCAAGCAAAACATTTGAACAACAAAATAATACAGTTAAAGAATATATTGGATCATATTATTCTAAAGCAAAGGTCTATGCTGGACCTAACTTTGGTGGAACACAGCGTTCAGCAACCTCCACCGGAGCAAATCTGTACTCAACATCAATTATTGCGTTCAATGTTCCAGATCTTCGTGGTCGTTTCCCACTAGGCGTGAATTCATCTGCTCTGGCAGAAGGAGAGAGCGAATCAGATTCGGCATATACTTCGGCTATTACAGGATACACTTTGGGATCATTTGGTGGCGAAGAGAAACACACACTCACAGTTGAAGAGATGCCTTCTCACACCCACACATACAAAGATTACGGTGGGACAGTAACAACAACTACTGCTGATCTTGTATCAAACGCATCAGGACAATATACCGATACTCCAACATCATCAATAGGTGGTAATGCCTCTCACAACAACATGCCACCGTATCTCACGGTGCAGTACATCATTAAAGCCAAGCCGTATACACGGGCTGCAATTATTGATGGCGTTGATCTGCCGTACAACAAATTGTTGATTCGTGATCTTCGTACCAGAAATATAGGCGGTACAAACTCTGATCTGCTGTTCCACACCAATGTTGTAGGTGATGACGGAACAGGAACTCTGCGAATGCGACTTACCTCTGGCGGTAGTCTTGGTATTGGTACTTCTTCCGTTCCAGATTCTGTTCTTGAAGTTCGTAATCCAGTCTATTCTGTACAAATCAGCGGTATCACTGGAAATAACAGCAATTTGGGAATTGTTCAAGAAACAGATTTTACCACAGGACTCACATATGCAAGTAGTGCAACGCAGCACACCTCTGGATTGTTCTGGAAGGATTCTTACGATGTAAGATACACAAAACCACTTGCTGGAATTTTCTGTAGTTCAAACTGGTCTAGCGGTTCAGGTATTCATTTTGGAACATCAGAGACATATGCTTCAGGAATAGATAAAATTCCTCTTTCCATAATAAACGGAAATATTGGAATAGGTAATCAGACACCGAGTAATAAACTGCATATTCGGTTTGCTCAAAATAACAGTGCAACCGTATTTGCTGCTGCTTCGTCCTCAACTGTTGATGGAATTCTTATTGAGAATATAGACCAAACTCCAGCGTCAGGAAATAAGTGTCGTTTAACGATGGCTACTCGTAGTTCTGGTGCTGGTGGAAACGCATACAGTTCTTATATTTCTCTTACTGCTGTTCACGGTATTGCAGACCAGACTAATCTGTATATCGGAAGCGAATATTACGGTTCTGGTATAGCAGGGCAATCTACTAATCCCATAATGTACATCGGTGGAAGTTCTGGCAGAGTAGGAATAGGAACCGATTCTCCAACCGTTGCTCTTGGTGTGTCAGGCGGAATCAATGCAACATCAACCATAACAGCCACATCAGACATAACCACCAGTGGAAAATTTGTTGGAAACGGAACCATTCCAATCGGTGGAATCATTATGTGGAGCGGAACATCCATCCCAACAGGATGGGCACTCTGCAATGGACAGACGGTAAACAGTATCGTTACTCCCAATTTGAGTGGTAGATTTATAGTTGGAGAAGGAACGGGTTATAATAGAAACACTACAGGAGGATCGGATGTAACTACTCTAACTGTTGCAAATCTGCCACCACACAGACACAGATTCAGTATGGCTGCACCCTCTGACAAGAATGGACTGGCCTATCTTGGTCAAAATGTTAATATTGTGTATCACGGAGCACCAAACGAATTGGAGCAACAAGGAGGGCCAGAAGGCGTTAGAACTGGTCATTGGAGTGCTGACACCGCTCTTGCTGGTTCTGGAACTGCTTTCAGTCGTCTTCCACCGTATTATGTCTTGGCATATATTATGCGAGTCGCATAACAAGGAATACATATCAATATGACAAACTTTTCTGCACTACCTAATCCGTTCTACCCCCAGTTCAAGTTCCTGAACTCGGACACCACCATTTACATTGGTGCTACAGGAAACGATTTGAACAGCGGATTGACTCCACTTGCTCCTGTTGCGACTCTGAAAAAAGCATGGGATATCATCAGTACATACACCATTGTTGGAAACGCAAAGGTGTATATTCAGTTTCAAAAAGGTGTGTATAATGTAACATCTCCCAACACATTTTTCCCTGAAAATCTGTACCACCCACAAGGTGAAAACATCACCATTCAAGGCGATCCTTCAGCCTTCAAGCAACAATATCTCACAACAGTAAAAGATTACACTTTTGATATGTCCAAGTGGGGACATTGGGGACACACAGGAACCGTAAATTTGTGGGGACGAACTGCTGCACCAAATGCTGCGGCAAGCGGATCTGGATCAAGAAATCACGGGTACACCGCAGAAGATCTTGGAACATATGTTGCAATATCTAATGCTGCGTTTGGTGCAGAATATCATTATTATGATTATCAAAATTCATTATACACTTATAATTATTCTACTGTTGGTCTGATTCCACGATACAGAAGCGGTTCAACTGATGTTGCTAATCACATGCAAGCATTTAATTCGTATCCAGACATGTGGTACGGACACGGAACTAGTGCAGACGATGGTTTTGGTATTGTTGGTCTTGCTAGAATAGTAGAAGCAACCGCAGACAGCGTAAATCTTGGTTTAGCATTCAAAAACATAAACAGAGATACTCGCTCTTCTGCTGTATCTTTACCCGATGATTCTGCTGGAAAAGTAGGAAATTCTACACAAACATACTCTCTACACGGTGTCGCATCCGGTTACCCACAATCACAATTACACTTTCCAAACGGATATTATGGTGCAACTGGTAACATTACTCCAATAGGTTACAACAATAATAATTATGTTATGGCTGGTTGGCCTGCTGCTTATCCTTCTGCGGCAACCGCTGGAGTTTCTAATGTAATCACAACAGATCCGTATTTGGTCAGCAACTATCCTGTTGTTTTGAAGATAACTGGAAATCATAACACTAGACCTGCAATTTCTTTGAAAAATTGTAGACTTGGTGGGCTGATTAACCTGTGTTTTGTTAACGGATCTTGGGAAGGTACTAGTGCTGGTTCCATGTCTTTGAGTAGAGGATTGAACGATTACATTGGGCCAATGGGGTATTGGCATAATGCTACCCCTCCAGTTATTGCTATGGAAAATTCCGAGTTGGATATTAGACATATCGGAATAAATGCAATGACTGGTTACGGTTCGTGTATTGATATTAGAAACTCAAAATTGGGGGTTTGGTCAAAATATCCAGAACAATCCATTTCTTTAGCCAGTGCAAACTCTTACGACCTTGTAAACAATGCTGGTCACGCATCTATGGTTTACGCAAGAACTGGATCTTTGGAAAATGCACCAGTGCTCATGGTTAACGCTCTTGGAGCAGGAATATATTCGTATAACTCAGATATAACTTTGAGTGCTTCTCCAGGTGGTGGTGCTGGATGGAGTAATGCTGGATGGAGAGATCGGTTCAGATATACCGACAGTACTGTGTGGATTCAATCTATGAATAATGCAATAACTTTAACCCACACAAGCAAACTGCATCTCTTATCGGGAATCTTTATCAGGTCAGATTTGTGGCCGAGTATCCGTATACAAATGATGATTCCTGCTGCTCTTGGATTGTTGGATGCTTCTGGCTCTGGAGGCACATACGGAACAGGTATATGGAATCCAAACGGAACCAATATGCCAAGAAGTATTATTATGACTGCTAAAACTCCAACATCGGTTGGAAATGGTTTAACTCTTGCACGAATGCAATATCCATATTTTGCAAACTCCACCAACTATTGGAACCACAGTAATCAGAAAATGGGACTTACTGGGCCAGATGCGTGGAGATATTTTATTAACGGAGTTGATGTTACCAGCACAGTACAGAATCCAACTCAAACTGTTAGGTATGTGTATCTGAACGGAACACGAGTTGGAGATCCTTCACTTGCACTTCATGTGAACGATTACTACTCACTTATGAATGGAGCAAGCGGTTGCACTCTTTGCTTTTACTCTTTTGCAGATGACGCTGAAACTCAACAGAATGTTCAGTCTTTCCAGGTGTCTAAAAATAATGCACGATTCGTGACTGGAAGTGGAGTCACACTAGACATTCGTTCGGCTGGAGCAAATACAGCAGGAGTATCTGCTGATTATTATGGAATATTGTATTACTATATGGGCAGTCAAGCATCGGGAAATGTCAGAGCGGATTCTACATACTGTATTAACGATGAGCAGAGACAGTCTTTAATAGTTTTGACAGAATCTTCTAGTCTGCACTACGGAAGAAACATGTTGTTGAGTGGTGGGCAACACGGATTGTTTGTTGGCAGAGAATCAACCGTCGCTCCAAATAGTAATATAGTCGGTTCTGGACTGGCGTATGGAAGTGCTTACGGATCGTACTATCCACTCACGGTTATTTTGGCAGAACAACAAGGCTCATCAGTTATCTGTTCACAAGAAGACTCAAGTGTTACTGTTGGTGCGTTGTTCACAAAAAATCCACCAATACTTCCACATTGGACCAGCACTTGTACTGGTGTTGGTGCTGTTTCTTACGCTGTTCTAAAGGCTAGATCCGGAGGAAAAATCAATATTATTGATACTTGTGTGCTGGTTACTCCTACACGAACTATTGTTCCTGCCTTACAAACTCCTAATGGCTATAAGCCAGGTTTCGGAACAGATAATAACGCCAGCACCACTACTCCAACAACCAGTGTTAAACTTTATGAAAATGTTACTGCTGTTCACTGTGAAGACGGTGGTGTTGTGAATGGTGCAGTCAAAAAAGCGGGTGCTTTCACCCTTCCTCAAAAAGAAATTATATCAGACGGAAGCGTTTACGCCACACCAGAGCAAAACGATGCAAATGTAACAGTAATCACCACTAATAGTGGTGGAGTTGTTAGCGGTTTTGATACGGTTCCATCTTCTGCTATTACAAATAACACCACATTGAAATCTTCTTGGAATGTTTGGTCTACAACTGGTTCTGGTACAAACAGAAGAATACAAACTCAAGAAACAGATAAAAACAAAAGATTTACCAACCAGTCACTATCAGATCCCATGTTTAGATTTTGGTTACAGAATATGGGATGGTCTGGTGGAGGAAACTTCTGGAACATTCCGATAATGACAACGGCATCGGAATCATACGGAACATCTGCGACTATTGCTGTTGACGCAGGAACGACAGCAGCAAGAACCGCTACCAGTTACGGAAAATTAGTTCTTGAGCCTATACTGTCTGCAAATACTGTGCTTGCTCAAAAACTAGTAAATAACACATCTAATACAGGATGGTTCTCTACATACCCTTGGGTACGCTAAACTGGAAATAAAAATGGCAAAAAGTCTAGTAAAAGTAAACAAAACTGATGGTAAAGTAGTTTCTGTTACAAAAAATTACAACAGTAGTAATTTTTACGCTGTTGATTCTGATGTTTACGATTATTATTTTTTAGACGATCAAGAAGAGACTCAGATACTAAAAACACCAGATACAATACAGACGAATACTAATTTTATAATTATTGATGGTTTGTCAATCGGAGGTGCTGAAGGAATTCAGCCAACAGAAGTCACAGGGGACACCATCACTCAATCTCAAAATTCATATTCTATTCCTTTTATAACCGAACAAACTATAAACGGAAACGCATATGGAACCATGAAAAGTGGAGATTATGTTTTTCAAACACCATACACACCAACAGTTGTAAACTCGTACAATCCGGGTGGTGTTCCTGATGTTGGATACAATCCTGTTATCACTTCAATAGGTGTTTCTGGTAGTTCTTTTGTTGGTGTTGGGTGTATGCAATTCAAAGGCTCTTATTTAGATTTGGACGCAAACACCGCAGCACTAACTCTTCCAGGTTGGACAACTGCTTCTTATCACTTGATATCTGGTTTTGTGTATTTGGAAAATATTCCATCCGCAAATTACGATCCGCTGCTTTTGTCAAAGATTGCCAGTATTTCTGGTTCTACTTGGGATTCTTATAAAATAGAATTTAGAGGAAGCAGATCAAGTGGTCAGTTTTGGTTTGATTTTGCAACCACATCAGATCTAACAACTTCGGGGTGTTACAACAGTATTGCCATATCTCCGTCTGGTGGAATTACTACAAGTACTTTGAATCAGTGGCATCATTTTGCTGTTGCTTACGAAAACAGAGGCAGTTCAGCAGCAGTAAGCACATATTGGAACGGAAATAGAACTTCCAAACAATCTTTCACAGGCAGTCTCAGAAATTCTCCACAGTATTCTTTTGCTGTTGGTGGTGGGCCAAATGGAGAGAAACCATTCAAAGGATATATTGACGATTTGACTATTAACGGTGGAACTGTTTCTAATGCTCTTCGTGGATTCACTCACGGAACATCTGCGGCTGTTCCGTCATCACATCAAGAGTCTGGATTCTACACTACTTATTATTTGAGTGGTGATGGCCCTGTTGGAACTTCTCTGTTTCCTTGCGATGTTCCAGAAAAGATAGTTTCAACAGTTGTTCACCAAGCAGACAATGGTGTTTTGTATCTGAGTAATATTTCTGGAACAACTCTCAACGCTTTAAACCGACCATCCATAAACGGAGTTTGCGGTGGTCATGCAGTAAAGGGTGCTAGTGCTGGTTATATCTTTAGTTACGGAACCAACTCGTGTGTTGAACCACTAACAGTCACTCACCAAAAAACACTACAACAACTAAAGAACTCTCGTTCAAATTTGCTAGAAACAACTCTTCGCTATATGCTTGGGGTGACTACCATGAGAGGAACCACTGCTAGTAACGGAGACTTCACAAGGCTCTATGCCGGAACCACATATCCACAATCTTTTACATATCTCCCAACAGAAACAAATATTTCATATTTGAGAACTCTTTACGACGGTATTGCTGTGGCTGGTAGCACGGCTCCAGTCATAATATTGGATAATGATAGTGGAGTTCCGTATTCGTTTGTTACTGCTGCTTTCCAAAACCTGTACAAAGATGTTGTTTCTTATTTTTCTGGTGCAGTTAGTGAGGTAGAAGTAATAAAAAATGATATAAATTCTAAATCAACCATAGCGGCAGTAACAACAGCAAAAACCATGACATCTGCATACTCTTCAAAGGTTGCTTCTTTTGGTTTTGGGTTTGCCCCACTAGCACCAGAACAGAAAGCAAAAAGAAGACCATTAGTTGATTCTAATGAGTTCTATCCAGTACTTGATTGAGCCATAAAAATTCATGCAATATTCTCTTATTCATTATGGAACCAGTGATATTGTACTCAACGGAAGAAAGTACAAGTTTGAAGATTTTTTAAAAGTCTGCTCTGATTATACCATTTTTGAAGAGTTTACTACACGAGTATATGAAAAAGGAAAGCAGCACTACATAAGCGATGGGGTTAATACTTTACACCTGTCAAAACACGATAGTTGCTGTGACGAGTGGTGTGAAAGAGAGTCTCAACTTGCTCATCTACTTTTGAGACTCAAGAAAGAAAAGGGAGAATAGCGACACTGCACATCTCCTAAATACTTGAAAAGGAGACTGTATGGCTGTTCCACAAACCCGTCAACAACTAAAAGAATACTGCCTTCGGGCACTTGGTCATCCAATGATTGAGGTTAATGTGGAAGATTCTCAAATTGAGGATCGTATTGACGAAGCCCTACAGTATTTTGCCAAGTATCACCATGATGGTGGTATGAAAATGTATTACAAGTATCAACTGACAAACGACGATGTGACACGAAAGTGGATTGATACTAATCCTGTTGATCCGTCTATAATGACTATCAACAGAATTTTTCACATGGGCTTCAATATTTCCACCCACAACATATTTAATATTCGGTATCAGTTGGCTCTAAATGATTTTTATGGTTTGCGAACAGGACAAACCAATCTCAACTACTATGTGTCTACCATGCAATATATTGAGATGCTGGAGCAGTTGCTTGACCCAGAAAAACAAGTTAGGTTCAACAAAGTAAACAACAGATTGTATATTGATGCTACTGGTGGAGATTTGATTGCTGGAAATTATTTGATGATTGAAGCATATTCAGCCAACAATCCAGAAACAGCAACCGAGATTTATAACGATAATTTTCTGAAGAAGTATACTATTGCTTTAATCAAGCGTCAATGGGGAATCAATCTGTCAAAGTATGAAGGTATGCCTCTCCCTGGAAATGTCACATTCAACGGCTCTAAAATCTACGAAGACGCACAAGCAGAAATAGAAAAACTAGAAGAGAGTGTGCAACTCAAGTATCAGTTGCCACCCGATTTCATCACAGGCTAAAGCATGGCAGTAAACCCGTATTTTCGCAGGAACAATGTAGGCGAGCAGAACCTACTAGAATCCCTCACGACCGAGGCTATCAAGATTCACGGTCACGAGATGGTATACATTCCACGAGAAACAGTAACAGAAGACAAGATTTTGGGAGAAGAGGTTTCCAAATTTAAAGACGCAAACCGTATTGAAATGTATTTAGAAAATGCAGAAGGGTTTGACGGAGAAAGCGACATGACTCGGTTTGGTTTGGATATTCGTGAAAACTGTACCTTTGTAGTATCAAAGCGTCGTTTCCTAGAAGTAATGTCTCACAATACTTCAATTCGTGATCTTGGTCGCCCACGCGAAGGCGATTTGATTTATTTTGATTATCCTTACAACTTATTTGAAATTAAGTATGTGGAACACGACAATCCTTTCTATCCTCTAGGTCAGAGATATTCTTTTAAATTGTACTGTGAAGCATTCAAGTACACACAAGAAGAAATTGATACAGGTGAGACTGAAATGGATTCTGCGGTTCAAGCGGTTGCAACATACAAGAAACGCTTCACTCTAGGAGCAGGAAGCGGAACCTTTGTTGTTGGAGAAGAAGTTTATGCTGGTTCTTCAGCAACTCCACATGCGGTTGGACGAGTTGATGCGTACACAGTTACATCGGATGCCACTCCTATTAAATATCTTACTGTTAATATAACAAGTAAAAACGGTTTTGATATTGGTGACACCGTTATAGGAAGAACTAGTGGTGCTTCTTATGCAATAACAACCATTTCTAATACAGATACGCTCACAACAAATGCAAACATCCAAGACAATGAGGCAATTGACTTGGAAGCCAATCGTGATAACATTTTTGATTTTACCGAGAAAGATCCGTTCTCTGAAGGATTGTACTGATGTTTACACAGTTTTATAATCAATCTATCCGAAGAATGGTTATTGCTTTTGGTGCATTGTTTAATCAGGTAAGAATAGCAAGAACAGAAAACAATAACACAAAATATATTGAGGTTCCTTTAGCATACGCTCCAAAAGAAAAATATAAGGTGCGTCTTGCAGGAGATCCGTATCTACAAAATCCGATGCAGATTACCTTGCCACGCATGGCGTTTGAAATAACAGGTTTTGCATACGATCCTGCTCGTAAGCGAAACAGCAATCAGCGGAATATTGTTCGTGATACTAGACAAACAGGAGTCAAGTTTTCTTTTGCTGAAGTTCCATACAATATTGATTTCGGTTTGTATGTTTATGTTAGAAACATGGACGATGGACTTCAGATAATAGAACAAATTCTACCATACTTTTCTCCAGAGTTTGTTACCACTATAAACTTTGATAGCGTCAACACCAAAATAGATGTCCCAATCTATTTGAATTCTGTTTCTTCCGAAGAAGACTATGAGGGAGATTTTCAGAGTAGAAGAAGCATCATATTTACTTTAAATTTCACGATGAAGTCTTATATCTTCGGTAATGTTCGTAGTTACAACGAGATCAGAAAAACCGATGCTAAAATTTACGATTTTAATTACTTCCCAAGTTTCACAGCAGGAAACACCCTAGCAGGAGTGACTGGAATAAATTCAAGAGTGTTTGTAGGGATAAGCGGACCAAGTGGAGCAAGTTCTGCTAAGTACAACTACACGCCTTTTGCCAAAATTTACGAGTATCAAAATGGTTCAACACTTGCTAATGGTGTAACTGTTGATTGGTTGGGAACAACAGGGCTAACAGGCACTACAGGATAAAGGAATAATTTATGAGTGACGGGTTTTCTCATATTGAAAGCGTTCTAGGGGTTGGAAACACAGCAGACAGCGTAGCCATTGTGCCTTCTGCACCGATGCCTATGGTCAAGGTGCAAACACCGCCCCTGACTGATGAAGGCTTGGCAAAAGACCTTACACACGACTACGAGACGGCTCGTAAGAATCTGCGTGAACTGGTGGAAGCAGGCAAAAACGCACTAGACGGTGTGATTGCCGTAGCCCAAGAAGGCGATTCTCCTCGTGCGTATGAAGTGGTAGCCCAAATGATAAAGACCCTTTCAGAAACTAATCGTGATCTGCTAGACTTGCACGACAAAGTAAAGACGATTCGTAAGACCGAAAACAATACCACCAACAACCACACCACAAACAATGCCATCTATGTGGGATCAACTCGTGAACTACAAGACATCATAAACTCTGCACGATCCAGCACCAAAGCATTTATTGATGTACAGCCCGAGGGCGGCACATGAACAAGAGTCAAAAGTATCTCGGCAACTCCAACCTGAAAGCGGCTGGAGTCAATATCAACTTTACTCCCAAGCAGATTGAGGAGTATGTGAAATGCTCTCAAGACCCTCTATATTTCATCAAGCACTATGTGAAAATTGTGTCGCTGGACAAGGGCTTGGTTCCGTTTGAACCGTATGAGTTCCAAGAAGACATGATTGAGGCAGTTCACAAGAACCGTTTCGTGATCTGCAAGATGCCTCGTCAGAGCGGTAAATCCACAACCATGATTTCGTTCTTGCTGCACTACATCCTGTTCAATCAGAATATGAGTGTGGCTATCCTAGCCAACAAACTAGCCACAGCCCGCGAACTATTGGGTCGCTTGAAACTAGCCTATGAGTATCTGCCAACATGGTTGCAGCAGGGTGTGGTGGAGTGGAACAAAGGCTCAATCGTGCTTGAAAACGGCTCTAAAGTGCTTGCTGCGGCTACTTCATCATCCGCTGTTCGTGGTGGTTCGTACAACTGCATCATGTTGGACGAGTTTGCGTATGTGCCACAGAATGTTGCTGAAGAGTTCTTCTCGTCTGTGTATCCCACCATCACAAGCGGTAAAGAAACCAAAGTGATTATTGTGTCAACCCCAAAGGGCTTGAACATGTTCTACCGCCTGTGGGTAAATGCCAACAAGCGAACAGGCGAAGAAGGCAAGAACGAGTACTACCCGATTGAGGTGCATTGGAGCGATGTGCCCGGACGAGACGAGGAGTGGAAAAAGCAAACCATTGCCAACACCTCTGAAGAGCAGTTCCGCACCGAGTTTGAAACCGAATTCTTGGGATCGGTTCACACTCTGATCCATCCTGAAAAACTAAAGTGTCTTGTGTATCGCACCCCTGAATATTTCAATAGTGAAGGGCTACGGGTATACGCCAAGCCACAACCCGATCACAAGTATGTGACTGTGGTGGACACCTCTCGTGGTGTGGGGCAGGACTACCATGCGTTCACTGTTATAGATGTTACACAGATGCCGTACAGGCTGGTAGCCACCTTCCGCAACAATCAGTTGGCTCCCATGTTGTATCCTAATGCCATTTACCCTGTGGCACGGCAGTACAACAACGCATTCGTACTGGTAGAGATCAACGACATCGGGCAGCAGATAGCAGACATTCTCCACGACGATATGGAATACGACAATATCATCTATGTCCAGATGCAGGGACGCAAGGGGCAAGTGGTGAACGGCGGATTCGGACGCGGTGGCTCGGCTATGAAAGGTGTCAAGACATCCACAGCGGTAAAGCGTATTGGGTGTGCCATTCTCAAAAATTTGATTGAAGACACCAAACTGATTGTTGAAGACTTTGGTGTGGTGGACGAGTTCTGTTCGTTTGTGGCTAAAGGCGACTCCTACGAAGCCGAAGACAACCACAACGACGATTTGGTGATGACGCTGGTACTGTTTGGGTGGCTCACAACCCAAGCGTACTTCAAAGACATCACAGGCAGCGACATCCGCCGTGACCTGTACGAAGAC